ATTACGACTGAAGATGGAAGAAAGATTCCACATTATAAAGTAAAAACTGAAACAACAATTACACATGTAGATACTGGTGCTGAGTATAATTCAGAAGAAGAAGCTCAAGCTGATATTGATAATCCAGGGACATCAACAACCGCTGAAAAGATTAGACGAGACGTAAAAGTATTTGCTCCTTCTTTAGCAGATATGTTAGGAGAAACGCCAAAATAAATAATGACAGTCGGTGTAAATATTTCACACGACTCTTCGATATGCATTAAGAAAGAAGACAGCATTGAATTTTTTGAAGAAAGTCGTTTTAATAAAAATAAATATTGGGAACCTAGTCTTCAAGATTGGGATTATAAAAGTTTTAGTAAAATAAAAAACTTTAATGATGTTTTTGTTTTTACATCATTTGGTCGAGATAATAATCAAGATCAAGAAATAATAAACAATATATGTAATAAATACAAAATACAAAACTATGTATTTAATCCGTTCATGCATCACATATATCATGCTTTTGCAAGTTTTTACTGCTCATCATTTAAAGAAGCTTTTTGCGTTGTAATAGACGGAGGAGGGACACAATATCCTGATAATCAAACATTTAAAGAAACCGACAGTATTCATTACATAAATAAATATTTTATTAAAACAAAGTACAAAAGTTACAGTAACGCAAAAGATTCTACATCGTGCTACAATCATTACGATAAAGATAAATTAATAAAACTAACAGAATCTGTAAAAAATAATTCTACAAAAGATTTATTAAATAACACTTCTTTTATGAAAGATGGCGTTGAGCACAGGCTTACACATTTTTACAACCCAGGATTACTATTTAATCATTTATGCGCTACTATTCGCATGACTTCTGATGAAACAAAAGCCGAAGCAGGAAAAGCCATGGGTTTATCTTCTTATGGTAAAAATAACGGAAGAAGAGATGAGGACCTTGCAAAACAAGTTCAAGAAGCTACAGAAAAATACACCATAGAACTTATAGAAAAAGCTTTAACATACGGTAATACAAGAAATATTATTTTATCTGGTGGATATGCGTTAAATTGTATTAACAACTATAAGTACACACAATATTTTAAAAACGTTAATTTTTTTATTGATCCTTGTCCTCATGACGGAGGAACATCTTTAGGAGCAGCAGTTTGGTATGATCATTACAAATAAAGAAGAAGCAATTAATAAAATTTTACAACAACAAATTGTTGCTATTTTTCAAGATAGTTCTGAATATGGTCCGCGGGCCTTGGGCAATAGATCTTTATTGTTTGATCCTAGAAACAAAAACGGAAAAGATATCGTTAATAAAATAAAAAAACGTGAATGGTTTAGACCTTTTGCAGGAACTGTATTACTTGAACACGCAAAAGATTGGTTTGAGATGGGTACTATTAAGGAATCTCCTTATATGTCTTATGCTATTCCTGTTAAAGAAGAAAAGAAAAACATAATTCCTTCTATTACGCACGTTGATGGCACATGTAGAATACAAACATTGACCATAGAACAAAATAAAAACTTCTATGAGCTTATAAAATTGTTCTACAGTAAAACAAATGTTCCAATATTATTTAATACTTCTTTTAATTTAGGTGGTGAATCTTTAGTTGAAACTAAAGAGGATGCTTTAGACACTCTTAAAAGATCTGATATAAACTATTTATATCTTCCCTAAGCGCTACAAGCTTCACATTCCATCTCAGAATCTAAACCAGTTACCATAACTGTTGCATCGGAGTTATGTGGTTTACCTTGAATTGTATGTATATGTGGCACGTTTCGGTGTTCTAGTAGTTCTTTGTGTAATTTTTCGTTTTCTCTTTCCACTGCTAATAAGCGTTCGTGGTAACGACTCACCTTATCAGCAAGGGTAGCTATAGCCT